CTTTGATGAACTCTGTAGCTGCAGGTTGAACGCTCATTGATAGACGATCTGTGCCAGCGAATTTCTCAGAGCGATCATACTTGCCCAGTATCGTTAGATCGAGAGATTCAGAACGAATAGCCGAAAGAGTTTTCTTTGGCTCAATCTTCTGCCAATCTGTAGCACTATCAATTATTCTCCACATCAATGTTGTCTTGCCAGTTGCAGGCTCACCACCAAGAGCAATAATTTTTTTCATTAGAATCTTTCCAGTCCAATTAAAACGCGTTGTTCATCATCAAACATCCAATCCAAGTTTTCTATTTTACCCGAATTTATAAATGCAGGAAACTTTTCTTTACCAATTCCTCGCTTATGATCTAAGCGTAAATCAATAGTCTCATTGCGAGATTGCCAGAGCACATTCCAATCAATACCATACCAACCATCACGCTCTGCTTTAACAATCTCCTCAGCCTGACGATCTAGATAATAACCTAGATAGCGTCCATGATGCGCTCTAAAGATTTTCTTGAAGGAACACAAACATGTTTCCATTGTAAAGAAATCTATTTGCGATTTCAAATCTGGAAATCTATCTTTGGTTTCTGTGATAATAGATCGGGCTTCGTGCTCAAGAGTTTGATACTCTCCAGCAGTGAGTTTTCTATCCATATCGTCATGTCTGCCGAGGGCGCAAAGTAATCCATTACGATGAGAACGAGAGCCGCTAAAATCATCCAGCATGAGACTAGTAGGGCTGATGCGAATACCAGCGGTATGCTTAAGATGCTGAAGATAAAACCAAGTGGAATAGCGACCAAACTTATGCAGCTCACACTTAACGCTCGCCCACAGGTTATCAAAGTTTGCTTCTTCATTGTCTCCATAAAAACCTTCCATTCTTTCTCGTTGAGATTTGTTATCAATGAATTTCTGATAAGAAGCAAACATAGCAGGGAGATGTCCCTTGTTCCATTTTGTATCAGTTTGATATCGCAATCGTTTATAATTTATTGTGTTCCACTGCGTAATTCTATCAACTGTTGCCAATTCGTAATCGGGAAATTCGTTCATCAAAACCCATGCAGTTGGGAGTTGATATGTGTTGCCATAGAGCCATGCAAACCAAAGACGCTGTTCATCATTATGCTCGTATCGCTTATTGAGATAGTTCGTGCACCAAACAGCTGGGTCACAGTCATCATATTTTAATGACCATGCATACCAACGGATGAATGCTTCTCTATTATTCTCCGATTTTCTGTAATCCATTATTTCTAATTGAATGTTGGCAAAACATCTACCTCAATAGGCAATTTATTATATGAGATAGTGTTTTTCAAATCTTCAATCCAGTTATCTTCTTCCTCATCATAGATTTCTTTTTTAGATGTGTAGTAAAGAACAATCGCACCCCGCGTTGCATTAGTTCTTTTCATAACACGGCATATGTATCCGATACCTTTTGCGTTAGCAGTTTCTGGAACACGAATATGAACAGTAGCAATACCTTTACTGTTATATTTGTCCCAACAATATGTAGTAAAGAATTCATCACTGTAACTAATCAAATTTTTTTGATATGATAATTCAGCTTGTTTCCTATTAAAATCATTCATAAAAGATTTGAATAAGCCATTAATCTTTTGTTTTGATGGAACATACAATTGTAGTTTATTAAATACTAATTCTCTTGCTCTATCAATATCTAGTTCTTTAGTTAAATCTAAATTATTTGTTACAACAATATTGTTGATACGACGATTTAAATCGCCATCGCTATTTTTAGTTTTGACTTCAAATGATTCACGATTAGCATAGCTACCAAAGTCATCATAATTTTCTTTGCGTTCTTCAGCAGTTTCTCCGAATTCAGTATAGTTGATAAACACAACTGGAACTTCAATCCAACCTTTAGCACGCAAAGCTGCAGCAAGACGAGTATTACCATCAATGATTAAATATGAACCATCTTCAAGAACAACAACTACGATTGGTGTAAATGTTTTTCTGGCTTCTAATGGATTTTCGTTAAAACGACTACATATTTTATTAACAGCAGATTCAACAAGCTGTATCTCTCGAATTTGATTTCGAGCCCAGCTATCCACAATAACAGTATCAAATAGATGTTCTTTATATATACTGCGCGCTTCTATATTATGTGCGATCCTGCGGATAAGTTCGTTATTAGTAGCATCAGTATTAGTAATAGACAAACCCATACCTCTACCTTCAATGAAATCGACAACTGTTGTTTTCATGGCAACGGATAACAAGGATTGATTGCCTATATGAGCATTGTTCTTTTTATTATAAAATTTGTTTTTGTGTGTTTTAATACCATAATCAAGCGCAAACCACTCTAGTGCTTTTATAGTTTCTGCTGATCCAATAGCGAGGATGTGTCGTTTCTGCTTGCCCCAACTATATCTATTCCACCAAACTGAATCTTCTAGAGAAGTAATGTATGATTCTTTCGAAATTCCATCTGGTGTTTTAGATCCAATATTAAATTTACCAAGATCTTCATCGATCCAAGCATATAAGTAAGAGGTATTAGTATCAAGAATATTCATAATATAATTTCATTTCCAAGTTATCCAACATATATTATATCATATTTCACAGTAAAAGTAAAGTGAAAAATATGCATAAAAAATTATTTATTTTGTTCCAATTTTGCGCTTTTGCTAGATCGTAGAGAATTGTGCATCCTCCTTTGCCTTTTCGATTGACTGCTTTATAGATGATAATGTCTGAAAGATCGTATTCGCCCTCTAAGAAAGTATCTCCCCGTATTCTAAACATTGACAACTGAGTGCCACTCTTTTGTGCTCCCCAAAATTTGAATCCAAGGCGCTCATAAAATCCTACAGCACTCTTCTCAGAAGATACCCTGAAATACGTTGCCCCGCATGCTCTGACACGCTTCAGCGAATCCTCGCATAATATTCTAGCAGAGCCTTTACCTCTATGCTTAGCAAAAGTGTGCAAGAGCTGAAGATTAGCAACATGCGGTTTATTCTTTGATATTGATGTGATAATTGCAGCAGTCAATTCATCATTATCATATACACCAATGCAAAATTTCCATTGATCTTGCATATCTGCTTTAGAAACAAACGTCTTGGCAAAATTATCTTTTTTGTCAGTGCTTATTGCTGAAATAAACTCAGCACGTGAGCACTCAGACAACTTCAACATATGTTCTTACTTTTTTTCCCCGACCTTCAGGATGTTTAGTTTTTTTCCAACCAATGAACTGATTGTAATCCCAGATCATTGGAGGAAAATTATAATTATTGTTTGAAATCAATTCAAAAACATTTCTACCATCATTCAACGCAGCATCAAGAAAGTCTCGAACAAATCTAAAGCAAGATTCAACTTGAGTTCTGTCCAGTGTTCCGCGAAACAATCTAAACTCTACTGTATCTATATGCTTTAGTGCATACATATTAATAGCATAGCGAAATGGGCGACCTATCGAAATGCCATCTTTACCAGCAGCATGCATCTTAACGAATGAAGGAAAATCTGTTGCTAGATTTATGATATTGTCTGACATGTAATTTGGCAATGGACGACCACCATCTAATTTCAAATACATCTTAGATCCTTGGGCATTCTTCATTTGACTGTTTTCAAAGTATCCATATACATGATGGATAGTATAGTATTGATTATATTTAATGTATTTGGTTAGACGTTTCAGTGCATCGATATCATCACGTAGATTAGGAATCCTACAATGGATATGAGTATGAGCAGTAGCACCAATTGTAGGTTGCGTGCCATTATCGACAAATATTTTGTGAAGTTCAAAATATCTATCTACTTGTTCTTCCCAAGTTCTAGTCGGCTTAGTATTAATTTCTCCACCAACCGGAGGAGAAATCCCAAGTGGATCTGCGCAGACATATTGATATGGCTCTCTTAGATTAATAATATCTCGTTCTGAATATTCCCAAGTGCCAAGATGTTCTGGAATTGAAAAGGAGCGAGGAATATCACCCCACTCTATTTCCATACCATATGTGAATTTATCAGTAGGATAGGGTTTCATAATCTACTTTCTGTAAGTCTTTATGTGTGGTAGGGATTATTTTTAAACTCGCAGTAGTATACTCATCGAATGTGAGATACGTATTCATTGGAACTTCCATTATCGGCATTGTAATACCCGCACGCTTAGGAATATCCGCAGTAGAGGTAATTATAACTCCATTCAATAGAGCAGTCAAATATAATGGACGCTTACCATTACGATATGCAAGAAGTTTCTTATCGACAGTGAGTTCACAAACTGCCATCGAGGCATCATCGTATTCTTCAAGAGGCGAATCCGAATGTAATACTAATTCAGAATCATTCTTAGTTTCGCATTTGTGATCGAACAACTTATACCAGTTCTCTGTTAGCTCTTGAGTGATAACTCCATTGTGAACAATAGAGTGTTTCTCATTTGCTATCGGCTGATTATACAATAAATCGCTAGTAGAATATCTACAGTGACCAATAAGGTATAGATTACCGTCATCATTAATCATCTCCTCTAAATTATCTAAATGAACAAATTTGTCAGCAGGAACTGACTCTTTGAATGTTTGAATCTTACCATTATAAAGAATAGACATACCGGTAGCATGCATCCCTCGAATCTTTGACTCAAGAAATACTTTGCGAATAGATTCAAAATCTTTTGATGTGGGATTCCGAATCAAAGCACCAATTACTGAACACACTAAAAGAAATCCAAGACATTTACATTTTCGCTTTTAGATACCTTAGCTGCTTCTTCTGCAAATCCATTATTGCTTAGATAATCTGACCACTCTTTAGTTTCCCACATTCCAGCAGAAACTCCATTCCAACCTTCGTGCCAGTCATCGTGAGTGTTATTATCTTTCCTTGCATATACAAATTTTCTACGTAGATTTTCTTGTTCAACAGAAGAACACGCTTTCATAGCTGTTCTAAAATACATCACGACAGAAATTCTTTCAAATCCTTCATCAGATGAAATAAGAGGAACATTGCCATGAATCTGATGAGCATCCATAAGCAATAGATCTCCAGGCTTCACATCTACGCAGACTTTATATTCTGGCATGCAGAGATACATGCCATCAAAATTCTTTCCATCGCTCAATACTGTGAGATTGCTAAATCCAGCGGGGAAATCGATTCGTTTAGTTTCACATAAATCTCCGGCATCTCTATGACAAGCTGTTCTAAAATCTTTATTGATCGTTATGGTCGTGAAGACGGAATTGCCAATACGCCAGCCAGGGTCTTTCAGTTCCTTTACACATTCATTCTGTCCATTCCATCTAATAGGAAAATTGTCTTTGAATACATTAGATGCTGCTTCGAATAGAGGATATCCTTTCTTGAAAAGATCTGTATATGCAGAGCTCCAAGAAGTTTCTCTGCAAAAAGGAATGCGCGGATATCGATCAAAGTATCCAGCAGTTCCAGAGTATACTGAATTACCATAAGAGGTATCTGATATCAACTTGCGAACTTCTATTGCTGCTTTCTTTCTATCTTCTCTGGATAATTGTCTGATTAAATTAAACCATTCTGTGAAATCAAACTCTATTGTTTTCTTTACAATCCAAATAGATCCACCTTTAATACTACCTCCTCCAGTGGCTCCACGACCTTCTAATGGATCATTAGATGTCTCGCGCAGGATATCTTCTAGCTGATCAGCACCAGATGCGGATATTGGAGATCCTGCTAAAAAATAATTGATGATTGCTTTTTCTCGCTTCGTCACCCATCTACGTCTACCATATCCACTTTCAGTCGGCATTATCTGAAATTCGTCACGATGAGTTCCAGCTGCAAGACCACGATTATCAGATTGATTAGCACCTTCGCGCAGTCCGATATATGCAGGATCTGTAATGCTCTTAGGAAATAC